GTTGGATGCAACGGTCAACGAGCCAAAACCTCGCTCCCGGTTTAGCGTTGCGGTATCGGCAAGGTCATCGAATAGACCACCCACCCGTGCAGCAGTGTTCGCCCCGGCAGCGGTTTCGTTGGTAATGGTTAATGCACTCGCTTGGAGTTGGCTTCGTGTTTGTACGCTCATTATGCGAAAGTTGAGTCAAAGGTGGAGTCAAAGACACCCTCGTCGGATGCCTCGTAAACATTGTAAGTAATCGTATTGGCGTAGGTGTTGAAGCCTATCGTTGCGGTTTGTACAAAAGCCAAGCCCGTTTCAACGACCGCCAAAGCAGCGGTAACCGTGCTATTGGTATCGTAAACTTCATACTTATACGAGCCTGTTTCAAGCGACCCCACGGCAATCGAAAATTGGTCATAGCGGTTGGTATAGTTGGAAAGGTTGGCGGATTTCAGCAGGGTGAAATCGGTCGTGGTGTTCTTGGCAATGCTCGTAAGTCGCAAGATGTAGCGGTCCCCCGTGCTGGCTCGCTCGGTCCAAGTAACCGTTATCGTGTTGGTCGTGTCAGGGTTCAGGTAAAGCATCTGCTTGTAAATGTGCGATGCCCCCGAATTTCACAATTTGCGCCCAATCTGCCTGTACAACTCGGCCCGCTTCTTGGCGGTTTCAGCCACGTTGAACCGCTTCTTGATGTCCCTCGTGAGGTTGTCAGCCAAGCCCTTGCGAAGGTCGGGGTCAAGGATTAACTGCTTGATGTATTTGTACCAGTCCTTGGGCTTGTTGTAAGGCACAAGAAAGCCATTCTCTCCGTGCTTGATGACATCGGTATAGGGGATGGTTTCGGATGCGATGATCGCCTTGTTCATCCACCCTGCCTCGACCACCTTCAACTCGGACTTGAGTTTGTTAAACTTGGTATCTCGGAGCGGTGCAAGGGTTACGTTCACGAAGTTGTAGCCACCGACATACGAGTAGATGTCAGCAGCCTGAATGCGTCCGTAGTTCGGGTTGTTCCCTTGGTCGCTGATGATTTTCTCGTACCCTTCGTACACGGGGTTGTTGTCGTTCCATCCTCCAAGGTATAGCCTGTACTTGCCATCCAAGTTTGCGTCCCAGCGTAACTTCTGCATCCCTTCTCGTAGCAGTTCCATGTCCTCGCCGTGCTGCGCCCCTCCGAACCAACCGAACTTGACGAGGTGCTTGTCGGGTTCTTCCTCCGGGTTGGGAATGAACTGCTGATAGGCTTCGTATGGCTCATTCTGCAAAATGCTCACATTCGCATTTAGAGGCCGTATGCGGGCAGCAAGATGCTCGGTGGTACAAGTTACCCAATCAGCCAATTTAATGTGCTTACGAATGACCTCTGCAAGTTTGGTTTGATGGTAGTGGCGGTACATGATGTGGCCCGATTCCAGCACCCAATAGTCGTCCAAGTCAAGGATGACTTTCGCTCCGTATTGAGTCAGGGCTTTGTAAACATTTTCGACTTGCTCCATCGTTCCCTGACACCAAAGCCGGCTGAACAGGAACAGGTCAATAGACTTCAACCCCTCGTCGCTGATGGTCGTGATGTTCTCAACGCAGACATAGTCAAACTCCGGGTAGTTATCGCCGAGGTAAGCGTTCGGCATTTCTAACCGATAGAAACTGCAACCCGTTGGGTGAGCGTTATAGACAATGCAAATCTTCATGGCCGTAAAAATAAGAAGGGCAGCCATTGCTGACTGCCCTCCCAAACCTCAGATGATGAAAACCTGATGCGAAGATACTACGAACCGAGTATCTGCGTAGTCGATGGTGAAAAGACTGTGGATGCAATTGAGAACATCGGGTCGGGTTCCATCCCGGTAAGCGTCAACTCGTAGCCACTTCTATCCCCGAAGGCAGTACCAGTTCCAGCGGTTCCAGCAGTTGCTTCCAAGCCGTTGGCAGAGCCTAACAACCAGTAGCGGTTGTTGTTGTCTTGGACGATGACGATGACACGGTTGCGGACCAGCAGACGGAGTTCGTTGCGGACTGCGACTTGCAGTTTGTTAATCGTGAACGTTACTTCGGGGGTGTAATAAACCGAGCCGTTCTCGATGCTTGCATTCAAGGTTTCAGTCAAAGATGACGTAGCCTTGGTCAAGTCATACTCGTAGAAACCGCCTGAAGCGTAACCTGTGAAGCCTGTAACCGCACCTGAAAGGTTGGCATTACAGGACCCCGTTGGGATGAAGGATTGGACGTAAATTGCTTTGATGCCACCGACTGAATCTCGGCATCCGAGGGCGTAGCCCGTAGTTAAGGAGCAGGACATATGTGTATTTGGGGTTTAAGTTTCAAGGAACAAAAAGCAGGGGGAGGTTTCCCTCCCCCCTACACATTAGGTCAAGCGGAAGTCAACAATCAGGTCGGGATAAGCGAACTGGACACCTGCTTTGAAGGCTGCTTGGAAGCGGACTTCGTCGTTGTCTTTGCTGAACCAGATTGAGAACTGCTCCTCGTCGCTCAACAAGTCGGTTCCGTAGAACAGGTTGCCGAGGTAGGTTGCAACGATGCGGTTCGTGTTGGTCAAGCCGGGAACTGCGATGACACGGACGTTTGTTCCGGGATAGACGAACTCACCATTGGCAAGGCTCGCAAGGTCAACTTGGTTGTACAATACTGCCAAACCACCTGTATTCGTTCCTTGCTTGAAGGCTTGAACCAAGGTGCGGTAGTTGTTCCAACCGCAGAAGATGACGAGGTCGTTGCGGGTCAGGATGGCCTGTGGGATTTGGTTGTAGATAGCGTCAAAGATGCCGATGACATTCGATGCGGTGATACCAACGGACGCAGAAACCGCACCTGTGTTACCGCTGATGGTAGAACCCGAAGCAGCGTTCAAAAGTTGGTTGATACCGCTGAAGTAAGCGTTACCCTGCCAAATTGCATTCTCCAAAGCCTCAGCGATACGGAGAGCCTTCTGCTCGGAGAAAGCCTGCTCGAAAGGAACGCCATCGTAGGTAGAGCCAGCAGTCAACTGGGTCTGCATCCAGTATTGCTCCAAGGAACGAGGACACAGGGTTTCTTGCACTTTCATACGACCAACGGTGATGTTACGCTGGGTGAAGGCAGTCGTGCCTGAAGTTGTGTAACCGCAAGTATCACCGCTCTGCAATACTGCATCGGTGTCCATGAGGTTGAGGGCAGCAGCGAACTTGATGCCCACCTGCTTGGTGAACAAAGACGCTGAACGGGCCGAGAACACAGCCTTGGTGATGAGAGGGAGCCTCTCTTGGTCGGTGTAGGAGGTTAATCCTGTGAACGAATATGCCATTGTTAATGGGGGTTTAGGGGTTTAGTTTTTTTTGAGTGATTGAAGTGCTTGTGCAAGAGCGTTGAAGTTCTGCGAGGCTTGAGCCTTGCGTTGCTCAACGATTGCGGAACCGCTGGCCTTGGGGGCTTCGGCTGGGAGTTCGCTGACTTTCTCAACAATGTCGGCCATGGTTTCAACTTGGCTTGCGAAGGCAGACATTTTCTCTTTCATCTTTCCCATTTCAGCGTATGCTGCTTTGAGTTCTTCCATGATGGCTCCAAGGTGCTTGGCCACGATGGCCTCAACAACTTCGGGGGTCATGGCAGGATAGGCTTCTTTGATTTCTTCCGTAACCTCAACGGCCACTTCGGGAGTGATTTCAGCAGCAACGGGCAATGGCTCGATGACCGGGGTTGCTACTTCAGCAGCGATGACCTCGACAATCTTGCCTCCTTCGGTCTTGATAGTTCCAACGCCTTCAACGACGTGTTCGCCATCGGGTGCAGGGAGAGTTCCGTCCTCGGCAACGACGTAAACGGCAGTTCCGGCAACGAGGTCCCCGTCAACACGGACAACCGTGCCATCAACGAGTTTGTAGTCAGCGAAGGACTGCTTTTGGGTGCTGAATTTGCGGAGTTCCGTCCGCAGGGATTCGATTGCGTTTTTCAGGTTCATAGTTGATTGGATTTGTAGGTGGGGGTTAATTGTTGCAAAAAAGCGGTTAATTCGTCAGCAAGGCCTGCGAGTGCGACCTCCATTTCGGATTCGGTCTTGTCCATACCAAACAGGCCCTCAACGGAGAAACCCCTGAACAGGTTGCGGTTGTCCCAAACCTCGTCATTCTCGACCTTAAAGGAACCGAACCAAGAGCCATCAGGAGTGTCCTCGTAGCCTTTGGGTGGCATGAT